TTGTACCTACTAAAGTTAGGTAGCCTTCTTGGCAGTCTTTCCAATACCTGCCTAATGTGGTAGCTGTTGACTCTTTAGGTTCATAGGTTTCTGGGTTGTGCCATCCACTGTCAGGTGAGTGGGCATCTTTCCATTTAACTTTAATTTCTGTCCATTCTGGTAGACCTACCAGTTTGTCCAACATGTTACTTAGCCGTACGTTCGCCAATGATTGAGACGGTAGCTGTACCAGAAGTATAGGATGTCATTTGTACACGAAAGAACTTGATATGTGCTTCATGTGAGAAAATACCATTAACGGTAGTAGTTGCTTGCTGGTCGTAGTTGTTTGCACGACCAAGGCTTTGCATACACCAAGGCAAATAGTTTGTTCCATCGATAGAACCACTAAAAGAGATGGTTCCCACCCAGGTGCCAGATACTTGCATTGCAAATGTATCTGCACTGTCAAGGTTGACTTCTACTGCAGCGTTTAAAACCCCTAGTGTTCCTGTTGTTGTTGTTGATGGTATCATGGGTTTCTCCTTAGTTGGGTGTTTAAATCTGTATATGCTAAATTGGATCAGGTACGGGGCTACGCTTATGCTCGCCCCGATGTATATGCTAACGGGTAACAACCACCCTTAGGTGGTTTTCTTGTTTCCCCCCCTATAGTCCCCCCCATCGTAACCTGAGAACCATTCTCACTTTTAGGTTACGATTATGACGTATAAGGTATGAGAGAAGAACTAATTCTTACGCCTACACAGCAGCGTTATTTGGACTGGTTGTGCACGCCCCCGATGGAGCGTACACCTAATTCTAAGAATCGTATGGCTGTGGAATTGGATGTTGATGTTAAGACGCTACGGCGTTGGGAGAAGAAGCCTGCGTTCCGTGAGCAGTGGCAATCCAGGGTGGATGATATTCAGGGCTCTCCAGAGCGCACACAGGGTGTGCTGGACGTTCTGTACGCTAAAGCTATTGAGGGTGATACTAAGTCGGCTCAGCTTTACTTGCAGGCTACTAATCGTATGGCTCCGCCTACGATTGAGATGCGTACTGATCGTAAGACGTCTGAGTTGTCGGATGCCGAGTTGGATGAGTTGATTGCTGCTATGGCATCTAGGGAGAAGGAGTCTCGTACTCTTCGTGTTGTGTAATGGATTTGGAGGAGTGCGATCGCTGTGGCGAGGAGTACCCTGCGACTTGGGTTGGTTGCCCGTATTGTGATAGTGGCGAGAAGCCGCATTTCAAACTTGATAAGGATGACTTTTGGAATTAAATGAATTGTTGCAGGAACGTGAGTGGCGTTTATGCAAAGGACCTGATGATGCGTCTGATTCGGATTTGGCTGATGCTTTTGAGCATTTCTGTTCTACGTACTGGTTCATTAGGCATCCTGAGCGTGGGCGTATCTTGTTTGAGATGCGTGAGGCACAGACAGAGACTGTTTACGCTTGGATAGCCAACCGTAACAGTATTGTGTTAAAAGCCCGCCAGATTGGGTTTTCTACTTTGGCTGCGGCTTTTGCTTTTTGGGAAGTGTTTTTTTGGCCTGATCGTTTTGAGGTTATGCTTAGCCGTACGGAACGTGAGGCTGCTAAGTTGCTTCAGAAATCTAAGTACGGATACAAAATGCTTCCTGATTGGATTAAACAACGGGGACCTGGTTTGGTTTCCGAGAATCAACTGAAAATGGTATTTGCTAATGAATCTGCTATTGAGTCTCTTCCTAGTGGTAATGACCCTGCTCGTGGTGAATCCGTGTATCGTGTCTTTATTGATGAGATGGCGTTTCTTCCAAACTCTGAGGAAGCCTGGGCATCTATTGAACCTATTGCCGATGTGGGTGGTCGTATCGTATGCTTATCCACCGCTAAAGGTGAGGGCAACATATTTCATCGCCTTTGGGTTGGGTCCCAGAATGGAACGAATGATTTTAAAGGTATTTTCTTTCCGTGGTCGGCGGGCGATCGTGATGACGCATGGTACGAGGTAAAGAAGGCGCAGCTTCCTGATTGGCAGCTTGCGCAAGAATACCCTAGTGATCCTGATGAGGCTTTTGTTCGTTCTGGTCGTCCTGTATTTGACCTAGATGTTTTGCGGGCTTTGGAACTTGTTGAGCCTGACCGTGGGCATTTGTATTTGGATAATCATCTTGAGTTTAGGCGTGATGGTGGTCCTCTGTCTGTTTGGGCTCCACCAGAAGCTGACGGTGTGTACTGTATTGGTGCTGACGTTGCTGAAGGTTTATCTTATGGTGACTATAGTGTTGCTCATGTTATTGACGCCACCAACGGCAACGTTGTGGCTATGTGGCATGGTCATGTGGATCCCGACTTGTTTGGTTCTGATGTTTTAATGGATTTGGGTGATTGGTATAATGGGGCTTTGATTGGTGTTGAGAACAACAACCATGGTTTAACTACACTAAAAGCTTTACAGCGTACTGGGTATAGAAACATATACAGACAGAGACGCCTTGCTAGTCGTAATCCTCAGGTTACTGAGATTCTTGGTTGGCGTACTACTTCTGCTTCTAAACCTTTGGCTATAGACGAACTATCTAAAGCGTTGCGTGATGGTGAGCTTGGTTTGTCTTGTGCTAGGACTGTAGCTGAGTTGCGTACGTTTATTCGTGAGGATAACGGCAAGATGCATGGTTCTCCTCATGACGACCGTGTCATGTCTTTGGCTATTACTAATCAAATGTTAAAGCATGTTTGGCTTCCTGAGTATGCTCCTAGTTATGCTCCCGCTCCCTATACTATGGACTGGTTTGCTGAACGTATCCCTAAAGAGAAGAAAGAAAAACTTGTTATTGGTTCTTTCAACACGAGAAAGTAACGACTATCAGCTATAGTATGGCTTCTTTTATATGTAATCAATGTTCCAGTGCTTTTGTTGAGGACTCTTTGCCCCGTCGTGGCTCTACTTGTTTCAAATGCCACCTAAAAGGTATTCGTCTTGGCTTTACCCAAGGTAAAGAAGAGTTTAAGGGCCCGACTATTGGTGAGCGTCAACGCAAGACTGTTGCGGATGCTGCTGCCAAGGGTATTGTGGCTGAACCTATCGGACAGCGGTGGGTGTAGATTGCTATGGAGTCTTGGATTGTTCCAGTTTTGGTTGCCATCATTGGAGGTCCGTTAATGGTTCTAATGCAAATTCTACGTAAAGAGAACACAAATCAACACGCCGAAGGTCAATCACTTCTTAGAGAAGTTATTTCCAAGGTAGACAATGTAGGAACTAAGATTGACAACCATATTGGTTGGCATGATGGAAAGAAGGAATCATGAAGATTACTAGAGAACAGAAATGCGCATTCGCATCATACGTACGTTCATCGCTAGCAACAGTTCTCGCTGTTGTATTAGCTGGAGAGACATCACCCAAAGCTCTTGGAAGTGCTGCAGTTGCAGCCTTCCTACCACCAATCGTTCGCTGGCTTAACCCAGGGGACGCAGCGTTCGGAAGGACAAAATAACATGCCCACAGTAGGAAAAAAGAAATTCCCATACACAGCAGCTGGGATGAAGGACGCTAAAGCAGCAGCTAAAAAATCAGGCAAAAAAATGTCTGTAGCTTACAAAAAGAAGAAGTAATGGCTCCAAGACCCAATAAAGATGTTCTTGCTGACTATCGCAAGAAAATAGAACACTCACGCAAATGGCGTAAGGAAGAAAAATACGACAAGCTTTGGCGACGAATGATTGACTTATACAAAGGCAAGCATTTTAACGACATGAGCGACGAAGATCGGATGCTTATCAATGTTTCTTTTTCTACTATTAATGTTATTGGGCCCAGTGTTGCTGTCAATCACCCCAAAATTACTGTTGGAGCACGAAAGTCTGAGGATGGCGATAAAGCAATCATCACTGAAGCTATTGTCAATTATTGGTGGCGTCATTTTGATTGTCAGAAACAGCTTCGTCGTGCTGTTGACGACTATCTCATTATTGGTCACGCATGGATCAAAGTGGGTTACCGCTTTGTTGAAGAAGAAAAACTAAAGAAGATCACCACAGACGAAAACGCCGAAGTTGCAGACCCAGACCAGGGCATCTCTATGGAAACAGAAATAGTTGTTACAGAGGACCGTCCTTTTGTTGAGCGTGTTTCCCCGTTTGATGTTCTTATTGATCCAGATGCTACTTGTGTTGAAGATATGAAATGGATTGCGCAACGCACACGTCGCCCAATGGTTGAAGTACGCAATGACCCACGATACATCTCCAAGTCCCGCAAAGACGCACAAGCAAGTCATTATTCTAAATGGTCAGCTGAAGATGGTAAACCTCGTCAGTCACGCCAAGAAGATGATGCTTATGTTGACGTGTGGGAATACTACGACATTAAACGACAGACAATGGCTGTGTTTTGTGACGGTGGAGATGCCTTTCTGATTAACCCAGTTAAGATGCCGTACGCTTTTGGTCATCCTTTTGTGATGATGCGTAACTATGACATCCCAGAACATTTCTATCCTATGGGTGAACTTGAAGCTATTGAACCGCTACAGTATGAGTTGAATGCTACACGTTCACAGATGATGAACCATCGTAAGCGTTTCTCACGCAAGTGGCTATACAAGGAATCGGCATTTGACCAGGATGGTCGTGGAGCTTTGGAATCTGACGAAGATAACGTCATGGTCCCTGTTGTATCTGATGAACCTCTTAGTGCTGTTGTTATGAATATGCCTGCTGTGGTTAACCCACCAGACATGTACAACGTATCTAGCATGATTCTAAGCGATATTGACCGTATCTCTGGTGTTGCGGAATTCATGCGGGGAGGCTCATCCGAGATTAGCCGTACCGCTACAGAATCTGCCATGATGCAAGACGCCATGAACGCTCGTACGTCAGACAAGCTTGCAGAAGTTGAACGTGTTATTGCTGGATGCGCCAAGCGCCT